ACCTCTTGTGTGGTGTTGCGATGCTGGATGAGAATCTTGGTTGCGTCCTGCTCGGCTAATCCGAGTTAAGTTGGTCTTATCCGGGGTGAGGCATCTCACCTCACCCCGGTTTCCTTTGTTTTGAAAGGAGTGGCTATGGATGTAGTGTTTTTCGATTGGCAAACTATGCTGCGGGAACTAGGCCCTCTGATGGGCGTTATTCTCTTTTTCATTTGGCGCGATTGGAAGCGAGAAGTACGTCTTTCTGAGCGTGTAGAAAAACTCGAAGATTACCAGAAAGAAACTCTTGTCCACCTTGTGGAAAAAGGAACAGCCGCTCTCGTACAAAGCTGCGAAGTTATTAAGTGGATTAGTCGTACACTTGATCGTGTGTCTACGAAGTGTCCTCACATGGGGACTTCTTATCAAGATTTAACGGATGTTACCAATGGCTGATGAAAACCGGTCACTTAATCGTTTCATTAGACGTACTCTGTACAGTTTGAAAAGACAGTATGGTAGTAGGGTCGATGTATATCAACTCAATGATGCAGACACAGACTATGAAACTGGCGTTAAAACAGTTAACAAGACAGTAAATATTGTGCGAAAGTGCATCGTCTTACCAGCTAAAATCGCTCGCGAAGTTGTGCAAACGATTTCTAACATCTCGGCAAACAAGCTGTTTGTTGTGGGCGGCACTTATGACGCTGGAACTCGGATGTTCATTATTGACACAAGAGACATGCCCACTGACTACGATTTTACTATGGATGATTGGATCGTCTATAATGGGCATCGATACGATATAAAGAGTATCGAAGAGTTCGAGCAACATTCGGCTTGGACAATTATTGGGAAAGAAGTGAAAGGTGTGCGACCTGAACAAGTTTTCTTCGCACATATCACTGACAAATTGACACTAGAACAAGATGCCGACGGAACCGTCTAACTGGAGTGGTGTATTATGGCAACAACATTGGACGAGAACCTGGCACGATGGGTTTTTGCTTCAGTCGCGGTGTATTTTAAGGCTGTCGCGGACGGGCTTAGTTTACCTCTTTTGGTCGAAGGCGTCGATGAGCGTGAGTCTGAAACAATGGAGGAAGACCACGCTGAACTACGTCTTAGCGGACCTTTTGTCAGAGAAGTCAGTAACGGAATGTGGCGGACATGGACTGATATCAACATCTTGTTGACTACTAGAATGTTCATGTCCCGAGAGGATGCGTATGGAATCGCGCGTCTGGGCGGCAAGTTTGAACAGGCTATGACGGAACGTATCCCTATTTACAAATTCGGCCCCGATGTTGGCGATGATGATTCGTTAATTGACTGCTTAACCCAGAGGAGAGGGAAAGCAGAAGCAATCAAGTTATTTCACTTCGGCCAAATAAGTCGCACTGACCGAATTCGTCAAGCGGTGATAGACGCTCGGTATGAGATGTACCTGAAAATATAAGCATGTGGTATCTTTACACAATCACTAATCAAGTGAACGGCAAGCAATATGTTGGCATTTCCAGCAATCTTGCTCACCGCTTTATTTGCCATAAGAGTGGTAACGGCTCGCAGCTAGTTTACCAAGCGATCAAGAAGTATGGCCTTGAGAATTTGAGATTTGACGTTCTTTGTGAAGGTTGTGAAGAAGATATCAAACAACTTGAGGTCACTCTTATAGCTGAGCGAAAGACAATGGCACCCGGAGGTTACAACCTAACCGAAGGTGGCGAGGGCTCCAGAGGTTGGAAACATAGCGCCGAAACTCGCAAAGATATGAGTGAATTCCGAACAGGGGAGAGAAATGGAATGTACGGCAGGAAGCACAGTAAGGAAACTAAAGAGAAGATAGCTGAGAAGGCTAAAGGACGTAAAATGCCTGACGAATTCTGTAAACGGAATTCAAGACCAGGAAGTAAAAATCCCAGGGCGAGAAGGGTTCTTGTAGATGGCAAGGAATACGGCTGCGTAAAAGACGCAGCAGAAGTTGTAGGAATAAAGGCGGGCACTTTACGAGCACGCCTCAGTCGTTATAACAAAACTGGTAACTGGCCACCTGGATGGCGTTACTTAGACTAAACTAAAACACTAATAAAAGGAGTGTACAAAATGGCACGCATCGAGCTTCGTGACGCGTCGATCTACATTCAAGATGGTTTGAGTGGCTCCGCAACAGTTGAGGAAGCCACCCCAGGTGCAACAGATACCGATGTTGATATCAACACAGTTGTTCTGAATTCGACTATTACTACGTTAGTACCGGTCGGCGCACGCTTTACTGTTAATACCGCGAACAACGTAACTACATATACTGTCACTGCCCGTTACGGAGTCAATGAACAGGTTACTGTTAACATTGATGACGCCTCCTCGGGTGGTAACTTCACTTTAACATATTCGAGTGATACAACAGCAGTCATTGCTTATGATGCCAACTCCGCAACTGTTCAAACTGAACTAGAAGCATTAACATCGATTGGCGTCAACAACGTAAGTGTAACTGGTGGCCCTGGTCCGACAACAGATTGGGTCATTGAATTTGTTGGCACTTTGAGAGGCACAGATGTAGGTGCAGTAACAGGTGACGGATCTAACCTTACAGGAGGTACGACAACTGTCACTATCACAGTAACGGTGCCGGGCGATGCCGACACAACAACGAATGTCGAGTTTACGCCCGCTTGGGGCGCAGAGACTCCTGCCGCGAGCGACGTGGTTACCTTCATCGCACAACGGATTGATGTGAAAATTGGTGAAGGCAATATAAGTTGGACCGAGGCCAAGGAATATGAGTACTTGCTTGATCGTGGCGATCTCGACACGGTTAAGGAAGGCGACGAGCAACCACTCGAAGTATCCTTGGAATTTGTCTACGAGCATATCACAACTGGTACTGGCGAGGATATTACGCCGGTCGATGCTCTGAAGCAGCAAAATGAAGCTGCAGAATGGGTATCAAGTTCTTCTGACTTGTGCGAACCCTATTCCGTTGATATGGTTGTGATGCATTGTGTGCCGTGTGGCAGCGAAGAAGACGAGCAAACTGTCTTTGCTGACTTCCGGTACGAATCATTGGACTTTGACCTTAGCGAGGCGACCATCGCCGTGTCTGGTCGATGTAACGTGAGTGAAGCTACCCCGACCCGAGGAAACCTGGGCGATTGTAGCGCTTAATCAAACCTAAACACTAATAAAAGGAGTGTACAAAATGGCACGCATCGAGCTTCGTGACGCGTCGATCTACATTCAAGATGGCCTGAGCGGCTCTGCTACAATCGCAGAGGCTACTCCAGGTGCGACAGATACCGACGCTGATATCAATACGGTTGTTCTGAATTCAACTGACACGGAACTAGTGCCGGTTGGCGCACGTTTTACAATAAATACTGCAAATAGTGTGACTACGTATACCGTTACCGTAAGGACACCGGCTACTACGAGTCCAACAACGAATGTCGAGTTTACACCCGCTTGGGGCGCAATAGCTCCGGCGCAGAGTGATGTGATTACCTTCATCCCGCAACGGATTGATGTGAAAATTGGCGAAGGCAATATTAGCTGGACTGAGGCCAAGGAATATGAGTACTTACTTGATCGTGGCGATCTCGACACGGTTAAGGAAGGTGACGAGCAACCGCTTGAAGTATCCTTGGAATTTGTCTACGAGCATATCACAACTGGTACTAATGAGGATATTACACCAGTCGATGCTCTGAAGCAGCAAAATGAAGCTGCGGAATGGGTATCAAGTTCTTCTGACTTGTGTGAGCCCTATTCCGTTGACATGGTTGTGATGCATTGCGTCCCGTGTGGTAGTGAGCAAGATGAACAAACCATCTTCGCTGACTTCCGGTACGAATCATTGGACTTCGATTTGTCTGAAGCGACGATCGCTGTGTCTGGTCGATGCAACGTGAGTGAAGCTACACCAACTCGTGGAACACTGGGTGACTGTAGTTAAGTATCTTAGTAGGGGCGGGTACGCCCGCCCCTACATTTTCTAGCCTAGGGAGACATTGATATGAGAATCGGAGGAGTAGAGATCAAGGGTCCGGCAGAAGAAGTTCTTGTCCTGCCGCGCCTTGATGGTGATGACATTGTTATCCGTGCAGTTGCTGTATTGGATATGGATGAGTTTGAAGCCCTTTGTCCCGTGCCTAAGCCGCCTGGGATGCGTACCAAGGCTGGTTGGGCGCCGAACCCTAATGATGAAACATACAAGGAACGAGTGACTCAACATGGTGAGCAACGGTTTGCTTACATGGTCTTGAAGTCCCTTGAGCCAAGTGAGATCGAGTGGGAAAAGGCTGACGTCGATAATCCCTCGACGTGGCTTGAATGGCAAGATGAGCTTAAAGATGCTGGCGTCTCGTCTACTGAAATCAATCGCATTATTGTCTGCGTCATGCAAGCAAATGCTTTGGATGAAGCCAAGTTGAAGGAAGCCCGCGAGGTTTTTCTACGTGGTCCAGTTCAGGAGCCAGGCGAATCTTATGGCCCCGCTACCGAACTGGAGAATACGCAATCTGGCGATCCTGTGACCGACTCGGAATCCGTCCCCCAGGAGTAAAAGACAACTGGGATGACAATGACGTATGGACACAGGCTCTCATCTTAGCCTACAATCAAATTCGTGACTATGATGAAACAGAAGAAAAG